CGTTACGCTGTAGAAATTGGAATTCCGTTCAAGGACGCTCCGATTTGGGTTGTCCTGACAACATTCGAAGGCAAAAGAACTGTACCGAGATGGTGAGGCGGGCGAGACTGAGACGGGAGGAAAATATGAACAGACGAGACTTTGGAAAGACGGTGGCGGCAGTGGCAACGGTAGCGGTGGTTGCGCCCAAAATTTTAGAAGCGGAAACAGAGCAGGATCATTTAGAACCGTTTCCGCCGATGCCGTGGTGGACCAAAGAAGAAAAAGAAAAATATCTGTCAGGGCCATATGAGCATCGCGGAGGCTGCAATCATTTTTGGGCTGAAACGGAATTCTATACACTTCGCAGTGGAGAGCGCAATGGAGATGACCCATGGTTTGAACACGATGAAACGCGCGTCCTGAAACTTACGAGAGATGACGGGGCGGTTTTCGCTGTGTGGCAACCCAGAGATAAGCGCGACGTTTGGACACCAATGGAACGGGAGAAGATTGACAAATACCTTCTAGGATCGGGGACATTATGGTTTTTGGATGCCGTATATCCTCTCAGCAAAACACCAAACCCGCGCCCAGAAAAAGCGTGCCCGATTCACTGGGAGGCAGCATGAACTGCAACGCACGAATGAGAGAGGACGGACCTTGGTATCGCTGCACGCGGAAAGCTGTTTGGATATTAGTGGGAAGACGGGGCAGGACATACCCTGTCTGTTCCTACCACGCCAAGGATATGAAAGATGATCCGCGTATCGTCCGTAGGGAGAGATCGAAATGAACAGATGGAAGAAAGTCGCAAAGAAAACTCCCGACACCGACCGTCAGGTGATCGCCTTTTCCGGCGACACTGAATCGCATCACATCTGTCTCGCCTCATTCAGTGACGGAAAGTGGTGGGCAGGACACCGCATGGAATTGGGTGATGTAACGAGGTGGATGGACCTTCCCGGCGAGCCAAAGGACTTTGCATATTGGCGTAACCGCCTGAGCAAGTGGTGGGGCAAGCGCGTACAAGACGCAGAGGACGCAGGAGACTGGCTCAAGGGATGGACGAGCAGCAATGCCCAACTTGGGAGAAAAGTCGTTTTCTACAAAGACACCAGCGGCAAGGTGATTACCGGCCTTCCGGAGAACGTTCCTGCGCCCTTCGGCTACCAGAAAATCGTCTGCAACTCTGCTTTGGAGGCCGAGAGACTGTCCGGGCTTCAGCGGCGTCAGGAACAGTCTGAACATCGCATCGAACAGGAACGGCGCGGCTCAATCGAAGCTGAATTTCAGAGAGAAATCCGCTCTGAACTCCACCACAAAATGGGAAACGCGAGGAATAACGTGAATCGCGAATTCCTACGCAGGGCGCTCGAAAGGAACGAGGGAAGACGCGATCCGACCGCGTATGAGCGGGAAAGCTACCTTCATGCCGAGGCGCATGAGGATGGGCATTAACCGGGAGGGATTATGTCAGAACGAAGATATTGGATCGAGGTTAAGCAATTTGAACATCAAAGCCACGTCGATCCAGCTTACAGGGCTACGCGTAATGACGGTCGGATGTTCTGGGCACCCACAGAAAACATCCTGAACACCTTTCTTGACCCCGATTGCAACTGTCAGGCTCCGCCGCTAAAAGAACTTTGTCCGGTCCACCACAGGGCTATTAGCGACGCGAAAGATGTTTCGGAGTGTGAGCCGGATTAAATTGAGGGGAGGCGGTGGAACCGGGGTGACCACTCCGTCAAACGCTGACGGCTTCTCGCAGCACGCACGCCCCTGCATCAGGCCACGTTGCGCTACGAAGGCTCAGTCCGAGCCTAAGAATGAGTTGAGCAGATACATGATCCCGCGCACCTTCCAATCCGCAAGCGGGGCACGAGTGCCATCGGTCGCCAAGACCCTTTGGAACTCGCGCTCCGCACAAGCAGGTTTGGGATGTGCCACGGGGATTTACCTTGACAAACTCGCGCCCAGCACTCTCAGCCTTGTACGCGAGTTTGTTAAGGAAACTTCCCCATCCAGCATCTTGTATCGACTTTGCCAATCGACTTTTGGCGAATCCTTTGATATTCAAGTCTTCCACAGCAATAAGACCGTAGCGATTTACGAGCATCCGAGACAGTTTATGGTGGAAGTCGGCTCGCTGGTTCTTAACGTGTGCATATTGTCGTTGAAGTGTTTGTACAGCCTTGCATTTGCGATTCGACTTCTTATCCTTGCGACGAGAGAGACGGCGTTGCGCGACTCTCAATTTACGGTCTGCCTCTCGATGGAAGCGTGGGTTGTCAATCTCGGTCCCGTCGTCCAGTGTGGCGAACGCGGTCAGGCCCATGTCAATACCCGCCGATTCCGTAGATTCTGGCAACGGTGCGGGGTCACACTCGACCGAAAATATCGCGAACCAGCGACCGGCTTCACGCTTGATGGAAGCCGTCTTAATCTTCCCGTCAATGGGACGATGCAATTTAATTTTGATTTTTCCAATTCCTTGGATGTAAAGGAGCCTACCGTCTATCTTGCTCCCGTCCCCATGAACGAAGTCCAAAACATTCCAATTGCGAGACGATTTGAATCGTGGGAACCCACCATGTTTTCTACTCTTCACACGAGCAAAGAACGCCTTAAAGGTCTTATCGAGCCGCCTCAGAACACGTTCGGCACACTTTGCATTAGAAATCCCGACAAGTTTTTCCGCTCTGAGGAATTTAAGCTGAGCTATTTGGTCAAAACAAGAGATAGATTTTCGGCACGTTTTCCATGCACTCTTGCGCTCTTCAAGAGCACAGTTGTAAAGATCGCACGCCTCACGCAACTGATAGGTGAGCGCCGCAACTTGGGAGGCATTGGGGTAAAGGCGGTATTTGAATGACCTGCGGAATGTCAAAGTTTCATTTCCCTAAGATAGGCATTGATGGCGGTTCGAATCAACTCGCTCACACCGAGGCCGGTCTTCTCGCTCGCTCTCTTCAGGCGTTGGACCATTTGATCTGGAACGAAAATGGACGTTCTTTTCATATATGCCTATTGTGTACCACATTAGGCATACCGTCAAGAATCTTCTTTGCGTTAGGAAAAAGTTGCTCTATGATGTAACCGGGTCTATGTGGGAGTAGACCTTCGAACCGGGAGAGATAGCGATGATCTGTGGCGTACCTAAGCATCGAGACTCCTGAACGAAAAGATTCAGAAACGATCAGGTGGCAGGCCCCCAAGTGGGAATCGTCTCCGAGCGAGAAGATCGCTTGGATTGAGGAGCAAATCCGCGAGGGCGAGGGATACCTTTCCAACCAGCCTTCCTACACTAATCTTGCCCGGAACATGAGAATCTTCGATGGTATTTTTCGGGACAAAACCAAGTCTTCTCTCGTCACAAACCAGTTAAAATACAACATCCGAAAGTTCTGTGAGACGCTCGCCGAAGTCCGTGAGATTGCCGGATTTAGCAGTGATATTCCTACCTTCAAAAAGATGGCTGAGATGCTGACGAAAGTCAGCAAATGTGTTTATCTTGAGTCCGATTTCCCCTACCAAATTCTCAAAGTTCTGCAATTTGCATCAGTCATGGGGATCGCTTATTTATGGCCCAAAGTTCGCGCCTCTGAGTACGGTTATGGGCCCCGCGAGATGGTCTTTGATGCTCTCGGAATGCTTGATGTGGTGCCCGTCCAGATTCCAGCACGGAGCAACGACGTTCAGGACGCGTATGCCGTCACAGTCTACGACTACATGCCGATTGCCGAAGCCAGCGCACGGTTCCCACTCTTCCAAGGTCAACTCCAGACGGTCGGCAGGAATAATTACAAGACCCTAATTCAGGCTCAAAGACAGGACTTTGCAGCAACGTGGCGCTATGGGCAAATCGGGGAGACGCAGAGCAGGAGCTTTGGAAATCTGTACACCGAAATTCGCTACACGTTCATTCGCGACTTGCGCATCAACACGACCGGCAAGGAAATGCAGTGCGGCGATCCGGGAACGACGTGGTTTTACAAGGTTCCGTTTTTGGGGCAGGAAATCTTTGGAGGGATGCGGAATGGTGAACCATACAATCGCCCTGCAATGGTGGAGGATTGCAGGCTCTACCCAAACCTGCGGCTCATCATCAGTTCTGCTGGACTCGACAAGCCGATGTATGACGGTACTTCCTTCGATTGGGATTCTAAAATACCGATCATTCAATACACGGTAGACGACTGGGCGTGGGAGGCTCTGGGACGTTCTCTCGTCGGGGATGTTGCCTCGATTGAGACGACGATCCGCAAGCACGAGCGCAAGGTCGATCAGGTTCTTACAGCCAGACTCAACCCCCCGATGGGTTACGACTTAGATAACACGGGTGGACCAAAGGTTGAGCACTTCGACATCTTCGAAGAAGACGTGCGTCTCGGCCTCGCTGGCGGCGAGCCGAAGAAAACTTTCCAATCCATCCTTCCCGAGGAAGTGATGACCAGCGGAGAGAACTGGACTTTCCTCAAATAC